AAACCTGCTACAGCGATTTCAATCGTGTATGTATTACCGTTCTTGCGAACATTGAATGGAGGATAGTTAGGGATATTCTTAGTGAGGTCGTCATGCAATGCTTGCATCTTTGAGAATTGCTCATCAAAGCCTACAAAAACTTTATCAAAGTCTTTGAAGTGTTCACCAAAAATTGTGGGGATGAATTGTCTTACCATTTGTGTTTCTCCTATTAAGCGAGTTAAAATAAAAATTGATACCCCGAAGGCATATCAGGTGCTGGTTACTGTTTCCAGCGGTAACTTAACGCACTACCAGCTTTATGCGATTCGTAACTTAGTGGTCCTAAGGTGAATTCTGGATGGTGTTTCTTGGGCTGGTACTTCCATCAAACCAGTTCCCATCCCGAGGGATGCTTACTATTTATGCTGCAGGTGTTTCTGCTGGAGCAGATTTTGCAGCTTCTGCCTCAATTGCTGCCACTTGTGGCTCGCCTTGAGACTTAATCTTACCAATTAAGGAAACAACTTCCTCGAAAGGATGTTTGCCTAATACACGAAGAATAGTATTTGCTTCTTCAACTGTCAATTCAAGTTTGATATTCATTTTGCTTTTTTTCCTATGTTATATTTTGGAACTAATTCCCACTGGTCTTTTTCTTTATAAGAGACCACCTTAATTTGAGACAAAGATGCTTTTTGGTCAGCCTGTGTAGGAGTGAGAATTTTTAACAATTCCCAATCTTGTAGCAAACCAGCAATTGCATTTCTTCTCTCAATATCGCCACTCGTGATGTTTGATTCTTTACCATCAAGAGCAAACAATTCTTTAAAATGAACGATAAAATACCTACCTTGCTTATGTAAGATATGGCAAGATTGATACAGTTTGTTTTCTTTTCTGGAAGCGATCCCGATGCGGGTCAGCGTCTCACGAACCTTCAAGAAGTTATCTGGTTCAGGTAAAGTCACTTCAAGCATCGACTCTGGAGTCCAGTCGTAATAAATCATTTCGACAGTCATTATTTTCCACCTTTGTATAATTTTTCTTTTATCATTATCAATTGGTCTTTAGATAAGATATTTAGGGCATCCTGTGCCTTCTTATCTGAATAACCAAAGTATTCTTTAACAAGTCGAAAATCTTCACTTTCAGCGTCTTTCTTAGACCACTTACTGAATCTTTTCTTCTTAGAAATACTATTTAGGAAAAAAGAAAACTGCCACTCGACTGGAATCTGAGAGTTACGATTCATCTCGTTAGCATACAAAACTGTATCTGGAAAATAACTTAGTCCACGATTAACAATAAAGGCTGCATAGTCTTTCTTGTTTAGTGGATCTTCTGCGAATAGATCCTTTTTAGTTAAGTTAATTGCATTTAAGAAATCAAATGGACTCATAAGAATCCCACTTCTTTGAGTACACTTTCTGGACAGGCAAATCTTTTGTTGGGATACTTATCACGAAGAACAGTTTCTAATTCTTCTTTAGATTTTCCTTGCGCCATGAATGTATTATTTTCTTTATCGTAAACATAAAACATTTCGTTATGTTTCTCGATGATAATGTGCAACATATCTTCTTGTACTTCTGACTCAATGTGTGTCACTAATTTATCAAGAAGATGTTTGGCATACTTCTCACGAAGATCCCATCCATATGCTGCACCAATAATAAAAATGCCAATGCAAAATATTAATACTAATCCAAGTTCCATGTTAGCCTCATTTGAATTTACACTGAGCCATAATCTCAGTTAATGCAGCCATAATATTTAGTTCATGGTCTGCTACAAATGCTGCTTTGTATTGATAGTCAGCAAGGATAAGAACCAGCTGTGGAATGCTATTTGGTTCAATCGTGTTCACTGACGAGTCATACAACTCACGAAACAATGCAGTGGTATCTGCATCACTGTTCTTGGCAACCCACTTACGCACTTCAGTAAAGTCTTTCTCTTTTAAATTGTTAATCAAAGACTTGAAAGATTCTTCTGACATATTGACTAGGATACCAGAATCAATTTTACCAGAAACAGAATATCGTTGGAGTTCATTTAGAATCCTACGATAATCTGGAAAGTGTTTGGTGATTAGTTCTGCTACAACTTTAGGATCAAACTCAATCTGCTCTTGTTTCAGAATATTTGCAGCTCGTTTAAAAAAGGTTGCAGCGATTTCTTGTTTATCTTTAGTGTCGATCTTAAACTCAACCACAGCACAACGACTATGGATAGGTTCAATGATACGATTCTTAAAGTTACAAGTGAGGATGAATCGGCAGTTGTTGGCGAATTCCTCTATAAACCCACGGAGAGCAGGTTGGGTGGAGTTAGCATTAAGGTAATCCGCTTCATCAAGTATGACGACTTTCTTGGAGTCAGTCAATGATATAGTGGAAGCGAATCCCTTAATTTTAGTTCGAAGTGTATCAATACCTGATTCTTCGGATCCGTTAATCATCATATACTCAGCACCAATTTCATTACACAGTGCTTTGGCTACCGTAGTTTTACCTACACCAGCAGTTCCTGTGAACAAGAAATTGGGTAATTCTCCCTGAGCAATATATTGTCTAAAAGTTTCTTTCAGACTCTCAGGAAGAACACAATCATCTATCTTCTGTGGTCTGTATCGCTCCACCCACAAAAATTGGTCATCTTTCGCATCAATCATAAATCACTCCATCATAATAAAAAGAAGAGAGGGAATTATACCCTCTCCAAAATCAAAAATCAAATGTAGAATCTGCTTCTACTGCGACATAATAAACCAAGTCGCTGGATGGTGATTTGAAGCGAGAGATTTTCTTGCTTGAGATACTAACTGAATAATCTCCTGGAAGCATCTTAAGATTTTCTACTTTCAGATTAACTTTGAAAGACTTATCTGTCTCACCGATTGTTTCGCTGAAAGAGTTACCAGTGGCATTCTTTTTGTCACCAACAACTGCAGTAATCTTAGAACCATCACCAACGATTGACACATCAGCTGCACGGAGAACCGAAGCAGTCTTATGAATCATATTCAGATTAGCAGATGACAGATTGAAATTGATTTCAGCATCAGGGAATGTAATTGCTTTCTGTGGTGCAACCAACACAGATGGGTCTGCAGCAAAGAACTTGATATTCATACCACCTTGCTTGATTGAAACATACTTCTCTTGGAAGTCCAACTCAGGATCGTCAAACAAAGACATCGCACCCAAGAACTCATTGAGATCGTAGATCGCAAAGTCAGGGAATGTCTCTCCAACTGTCGCATCTGCCATCACATTCTTCTGTGCCGAGATCGTTGCTAATTTATTTCCAGACTTCAAAAGAAGATTGCTATTAATACCTGCAAAGTTCTTAATGAGTGCTGTGGTTTCTTTACTAAGTTTCATTGATTTTTCTCCATTCAAATGATTACATTACTATGTATAATACATTATACCCCAAAATGGGGTTTTTGACAAATTTATTTTGACTTTTTATAGTCATTAAACTCTTTCACGAGTCGTTCATGTTCTTCCGAAGAACAATAAAGAACCCACTCACGAACAACATCTTTAGTAGTAACTTCACCCTCAGTGATCACAACTGGCTCTTGTAACAGATAACCAATGGTAGTTCTAAGAGTTCCATTATTCCAACCTCGTTCAATTGAAAATGCATTCATCGTTTTCCAGTCAACAGAGAAAGTAGATTTTGACATCTCACCCTCTAATGTTTTACGATAAACATCGTTTGCGTATTTCAATTTCTCGTTTTCTTTTTTCAAATCCTCGAGTTCAACTTTAAGGTTTGAGTGCGTAATAGGATTAATACCAAATAAAAACATTATACATCCTTAGAATATTTCACATCATGCTCATACAAAAACATCAAGCAACACATCGCATGTGCCAGATGCGACAATCCAGTTTCTTGGTCGTTCTGTTCTCCTGCTTTCCACTGCCAGAGGTGTCGCTGTAAGGCATCGAAATAACGACGCTTGCTATCAGGCACATACTTCCAATTATCAGGTTCATATTTTTCTGCTCCAAATGTTAGCACTCTTGCAGTTTCCTCTAGTGCGAGAGGTGGCAGTAAACCATATTGAGGTTTACCACCATCGAATTTACGACCACCTGTCGTAGCGTTTTGGGATTTTTTCACTTCTTCTTTTGTTGCCATATTTCTCTCCAATGAAATGACAAATGAGCACTCCGAAGAATGCCCATTCATAACTCACTGATTAAGCACGAGTGAATGCATCAGCACCACGAACAGCGTTTGCCAAAGCAACCATTGCACGAGTTGGTGTACCAATACGGTATTTAACCACTTCAGCACCATTTACAACTGCTGGGTTAGAGTAAACACAGTAGCCCTGCTCACGCAAGTTGCGGATAGTAGATGCAGGATGTGCGATACCGAAAGAGGACTTGATCTGCTTAGCAGTAAAAGTCTTACCTTTTTGTAAATGCGTCAATAGCAATTCTTGTTTAGACATAATATCTCCATAATTAACAACCATCATAATGAAAAAAATCATCTGGGGCGATGGCAGTACCCCAGATGACAGGTAAAAACTAATTAGATTGTAATGCCGTTCTCACGGAGAATCTGGTTGAAGTCTTCTGTTTCGTCATCAACTTCTACAGACTCATTGATAATTTTCTGCAGGCGAGTAGTTGCTTTCGCTTCCAATTCGTCTTCAGATACTTGTTTAGTGGGTTTTACTTTAACAACTTTAGCCTTCGCAAGTTTCGCAACTTTGGCTTTGGCTTTAGCCACTGGAGCAGTTTGCTTGTCAGCCAATTCTTTGGCATATGCAGACAACTCAGCGTCAGTAGGGATGGGCAACTGGTATACGCCACGCTCGACTTTGTTCTTGTTAAACAACCAGTTAGGATAACCAATCTTCTCACCCTTAGCACCAGTTCGTGTATCACGAATAGCGTAATAGATTGCAGCACATTCCTTCAGAGTAATCTGAGGATCTTTCTTGTACTGCTTGTCGGACTCAATAACAGCCACAACAAATCGTTTTTGAGAGAGGGTTAAGTTCGCAAATTTCAACATAATAAATTCCTTTTCAAGTTTAGATAATAATTATACTACAAATTTTATTGCAAGACAAGTTTAAAATGGAACCTCAGCATCTGGAGCAGGTGCAGGTGTTTCGGCAACTGCAACAGGCTCTGGCTGTGGATTCGCAACTTTCTCATACAAGTCAATAAATGCAGCCTTTGTTGCAGCATCAAAACGATTGCAACATAACTGCACTGCTTTCGTCTGATCTTTGAAGATCGCAAAAGCACGCACAATGTGGATCATACGACGAGTCGTAATTGTTTCGTCCACACCACCATCCTCGAAAGTGCGACGGATTGCATCTGCCCACTTCACGAGTGTCTCTGCAAACTCGGCATTTAAACAGCCATAAGTTTCCATGAGATTCTTTACAATTTTTACCTCAACTTTTGCAGCAGGATATTCTTGTTCAAAAGTTACAGCGAATCGTTCCAAGAATGCTTCGTTCAAAACATTCGTACCGATGTAACGACCATCATCTGAACCCTTACCCTTAGTATTGGCAGTGGCAAAAATGTTGAATCCTTCAGCTGGAACAATCATCTCGTTCTTGAGTTTGAAGTAATATGGTTTACCCTCAAGAATCGGTTGCAAACATAACAGAGTGTTTGCTGAACCTGCATCAATCTCGTCAAGAAGAAGTGCAGTGCCGTTACGCATGGCGATAAGGACTGGACCCTCGACAATGATTACATTGCCATCTTCAAGAGTCTTAGTACCGATGAGTTGTTCTTCGTCAGTCATCATGTTTAAGTTTACACGAATCAGTGGACGCTTATGTTTGGCACAAATCTGTTCAATCATCGTGGACTTGCCATTGCCAGTTGGACCAGAAATGTAGGATGGGTAAAAGATACCAGACTTGATAATGTTTTCCAAATCGGAGTAGTTACCGAATGGAACAAAGTTTGGATCTTTCTTAGGGATCAATGCATCAGTGTTAGCGTAGTCAACCACAAACGATTCTTCTTTCACAGGTTTCAGTGCGGTATTGCCAACGACTGGTGTTCCACCATTAATCGCATACAGACCACGACCAACTTTCTCTTTCATCAACCACAGAGGATATTTCTCTGTCTTCAATGCCTTCATAACATCCAGCAACTCTGGACGACTTACAGTACCCTTTGTTTGGGTATCTGGATACATGTCTGCAAGTTTTAATTCAAACTCACGACGGAACACTTCATCAACTTTAGCCATCATATACTCACTTTCATAATAAAAACTACCACACAATCAATCATAAAGACTATTATTCCCTAAATCGCAATAAAAGGCAAGTCTTTTTTGTAAAAACCCTACAGATTGTAGGGGATTATTTTTCCCTGTAAAATCAACAACTTACGCTACGAGGGTAACGAACCTGTTGAGGAGGACTCGGCTAGTCTTCTTGACATTCAGGAATTTACCAAAGTTTCTTGCAATCGACTTAGCGTTTGCAGAACCAGTAATTTCAAATTCACCCTCTTCAATTTTGGTAGAAGTTTGTGGGATAATGAACAATTCATCACGACCAGTATTCTTAACTGATGCAAACCCATTATCTTTGAAAGACTTTCTCCAACCATCAATCACTGAGTAAGCATCACCCCTAAATCCTGGAAGATTATCGTGCAATGCAGAGTTCAAGTCACCACGATGATTGCGACAGATATGGAAGCCAACCAATGCAATATTGTAGCGATCCTTAATCATTCGTAAAATCATCTCAGTTTGTCCTTGACCACGAGGTGGAATCTCATAAGTCTTTTGAGTAACATTGTCACGGATCAAGTGTTTAGTTTTGATTCGTTTGTACTCGCCATTCTCAACAATTGAACGAGAGTCATCAAAACCACGATGTTCGTAAGTTCCAAGGTTACCACCAGCACCATCAGTTAGAGTAATGAAAGTCATTTTCTCGATATTGTTATTCTTGATGTAACCACCAAGATTTTGATAGCACCATACCAATGCTTCATTCAATGGAGTGCCACCTGTATTGTAACCCTCATTCCAACGGAAGCGAGAATCCAAGAGTCGTTTAGCCATTGAATTAAATTCGCTGGTAGTCATTTTGCTATTGAAGAATTCCAACAACTTAAAGTTATCATCAGCAGTACGAATCAAATTACCCTTAGCCATTTTTGCAGCAGCACGCTGTTTCAAATCGTTCTGACGATTAATGTATTCTTGAGAACCATACTCAAATTGTTTGTTGTGTTTGTCATAGTCAGTTGTAAAGGCAAACACACGATATGGAATCTGAACACGATTGCAGAACATAGCAAGGTTGATAACCTGTTTCAATGTATCTTGCAATACACCATCCATAGAACCAGACCAGTCCACAAGCATAATCATAGCATGATTCTTACCCTTAGGAATTGATGTGACTCGTTTGAACAAATCGTCTTGCAGTTTATATGCATAGATTTTCTTCATGTCAAGAGAACCAATCTTTGCAGTCTGTGCTCGCTTGTAAAGTTGAGCAGACTTCTTCATCTCGAATTCTTTCACGAGATAGTTCACAGTCTTCATTGATTCATTCTTGAATGTCTCAAATTGTTTTGCTTCTTGAGCATAGAAATTCTTACGCTCTTGTTCAGACATATAGCGAGTACGATAATCAACTTGATCTGTATCCCACAATGCTGGATCTTTAGTTTCATTCAACACAGTTTTGTAGCCAACAACTGGCTCTTCAAAATGGTCGTTGTCGAATTCGTAATATGTATACTCAGTATTTTCGTCAGCAAGATCTTCCAGTTTGTTTTGGAATGCTCGCTCGGTTTTAGACTCGAGTTCATCTTCTTCAGAGTGTTCTTTAGTCTGATGAGTATTGTTGCGACGATCCATTGGATTTAAATCATCATCGTCTTCTTCTTGAGTCCAGTCACCATCTTGGTCGATGTCAAAGTCTTCAAAAATTGGATCACCATTTTCAATGTCATCATCACCATCTTCTGGGTTTTCATTCTTCATGCGCTCTTTGCGCTCTTCGGCTTTCTGTTTGGAATATGACCAAATGTCTTTAGCCAATTCAATGACATCTTCAATTCGCTCTGTTCGTTCTGCACGATTCACGAATGCTTTCTCGTCAGCATCAAAGGTGACACCACATTGGAATCCTGCTTTGAAGTAAAGATTGATTTTGTCGATGAGCAGTAAGTCATCGAAAGATGGAACCTGTTTAACACCAAAGAAGTCACGATCATTGAGTTGCTTGTAGCCCTCATTCATCTTCTTACGGAGTCCAGGATATTTGCGTTTGATTAGTTTCTCGATACGAACATCTTCGAGAACATTCAAATAAGAATGCATTTTCTTATTCTCTTTGATTGGCTCCATATACTCATCACCAGTATACAAAGCATGACCCACTTCGTGACCAATTAACATGTCTTCAATTTCGGGAGTCATATCTTTCCACATCGGAAGAGTCAACACTCGTGACTTGATGTCGAAAGATGCAGTGCGAGTTCTTGCACGAATCACTGAAAGGTTTTCAGTGGCAAGAAGTCTTGCAGATAGATCAGATGCTTTCATTTCCATAATATTTATTCTCCAAATGCCATTTCAAGTTCGTGTCTAGTTAGCACTGCTTCAACTTCAGCACGATTCGCTAATTTTACAGGAAGAATCTCTGCAATGTCAAGCAAATCTTCATAACCATAGTCAGCACACAAACATGCTAATTCAAAGTCGTCAAATCCAGCCCACTGGTTTTCCATAATTATCTCCCATTCAATAGACTAAATTATGCCTCAGAATTGAATAAAAGACAAGTCTTTTCTGGAAAACAAAAAACCCCTGTAAATTCAACAACTTACAGAGGTCTGGATAACCCTACAGGGAGTAGGGGATTAGTTAGGGTGCTGCAATAACGGAAAAATCGTTGCGTTTTTCAAACTTAATTACAGATCTAAACTTCTCAAACAACTGATCACCTTTGTGGCTGATTACAAAGATGTTTGTATTCTCGCCAAACTGATTCATTAGATTGAGGAAGTAATCTGTTCCTGCAGTATCCAAAGACGAATCAAAGATCTCATCGAGCAATAACAGGTTTGTGTTCACGGAGTTCTTCATCTTTGCAATCTGTCGCCATGTGAACAAGATTGATAAGTCGATACGCATCTTTTCACCCTCGGAGAAAGAAGCATATGTAAAGTCATCTCTAAATCTAGACTTAACTGATTCGTTGAATGCTTCGTCCAACTCAAAGTGAATGTAAGCATCCATGGCATTTAGATACTTGTTGATCAATTTGTTCATGATTGGAAGATACTCACGAATGATAGCTGTCTTGATACCAGTGTCCTTTAACAGAATCGTGGCAACTTCTTCAATGTTACGATGTTCTTGTAGTTGAGTCTTCTCAGTAATTTTGGCTAATGCTTCCTTTGCCAAATCTTTTAACTTTGTTTTCTCTTCATCGATATTTGTCGTATCAGTTTTTGTGCTTTCGATTTCAGTCTGGATCTCTTTAACTTGTTTATTGAGTAAGGTGATCGTAGAGTTTCGTGTAGATAACTCAATGTTTTTGTCTGTAATCTGTGATTGGATTTCAGTAATCGCAGATAGTTTTTCATTAAGGTTGGTGAGGATGGTTTCGAGTTCACCGACTTTTCCATTCTGCTCCAACAGTTTTTCATTAAGGGTGTCGATAATTTTCGACTTGTGTTGGTCTGGGATAGCCTGATCACATGATGGGCAAACATCATGTTCACTAAAGAACTCTGTGTGATGCTCACAAGTTTCGATTTTCTGGAGCAGTTTTGACTTGATTGATTTTGCCTTTTCGAGATCCTCTTGTATCTTGTCTTTGTCTGCAATCTGATTTTTAAGAGTTGTGATCTCTCCGATGATGACATCAATTTCCGATTGAGTTTTGCCAATTTCTTCAAGGCTTGCTGTGATTTTCGTTTCAAAGGATTTAATATTATCGGCTTTTGCATCCGAGATAGTTTTAATAATTGCATTTTGTGCTTCGACTTTAGTCTTTGCATTCGCAATTTCAGTCTCAATTTTCGATATGGCATCCTTAGTTTCATTTACTTTTTCCTTCAATAACTGATTCATTGTAGAGAAAATACGAATGTCAAGGATGTCTTCAATAACTTCTCTTCGCTGTGTGTTTGGTAACTGCATGAATGGAACAAACGATGCAGAACCAAGTATAACTACCTGTGTGAATGTCTTGTAGTTCAGTTTAAGAATCTGTTGTTCAAGAACCTTTTGATAGTCACGAACTGCAGCATCTTGGTTAATCATCTCACCATCTTGCCAGATCTCAAATACATTCGGTTTGATACCACGAATGATTTTGTATTCTTTACCATTGATGTCAAATTCAACTTCAACAGAACAACCCTTACCATTAATAGAGTTGACCAACTGACCCTTGTTGATGTTGCGGAATGGTTTACCGAAAAGCGAAAAGCACAATGCATCTAAGAT